TTTTTTTTTAAGTAAGACAGAGCGCCCGAACTGGGCACTCTCTCAAACTGTAGACCTGTAGCATCACGAAGCATATCCCTTACAAGATATTCCCCTCTCTGACCTTTTGCTCTTGAATCGACCATTATGCTACTAACCTACTTATATTTGACTGCTTTTGAACTTCTACTTTCTCAAGAAGCGGATGAGACCATCCGTGATTTACGAGATAAGTGTTCAGTTCTTCTTCTAATAGAACTTCTACAAGCCTTTCTTTTCCTACTTCGTCAAGAACAGTCATTACTTCGTCAAGAAACAGAACATTGATACGGCTCGAAGATAAACTACTCATTAGGCGACGAATCGCTAAAAGAGTAGCAGTATTTACTCGTGCCAGTTCCCCGCTTGAAAGTGCGAGAATATCAATAATGTTTCCGTTATCTGTAATTTCAACATTCAACTTATCATTGTTGACTGCAAAATTCAGAGTAAAACGACCGTCTGAAAGTTCTGCGAGGTATTCGCTTGTTAATTCTTCCAGTTCTTTCACAAGATTTTCGATCTTGTATGCTATCAGTCCGTTCGTACTGAACGCTTTTTTGAGAATTTCAAGATTTCCACGCTTCTTCGAGATATCGGCGTGTCTTTCAGAAACTTCTGCAAGTTGTTCTTCAAACTCTGTAGTTTGTTCAGTAACAACCTGAATTCGAGCATTGTGAGCAGAACGGCTTTCGTTCTCCTTTTGTATTTTCGCGATTTCAGACTTTTGGTCTTCAAGTCGTGCTCGAACTTCTGAGAGACGCAGACGAAGAGTTTCTTCATCCACAAGTTCGGCAGGAAGCGAACTATCGACGGAGCGATACAAATCTTCCCACTCTTTCTGTCTTTCAGACTTTAGGCGAAACTTCTTGTTGTTTTCTTGAATTTCTTCAATTTTCTTCTGGATATCATTTTGTTTGTCTTGTCCGATTTTAATCTTTTCTTTCTCTTCCGAGATATGTTTCTCTTTAAAATCTTCGTCAACGGGTTGTTCGCACGTAGGACATACATTTTCCAGACTCTCCATCTTTTTGATGATTTTTTGTGAGAGACCGATTGACCCCGCTATAGCCCCGACTTCGGACTGCAAATCATCATACGAAAGTATTTCTGTAGCGTCAATTGCACGAATTTCCGCAATATTAATCTCTTTCAGTAATTTTTTATACTGATTATTTTGTGAGATTTGTCGATTCGTTGATGAAATATTTTTAATTTCAGCCATCAGACTACTGGCTTGCTCCTCATCTTCTTCCGAGATTTTCGGAAGATTTACAAGTTCTCGTGGGGTAGTATCGGTCAATCGATTATTTTCCAACCATTTTTCGATGGTGGATATACGACCTTCGAGATTTGAAAATTCTTGTTCTACCTCTCTTGAGGCTTCTTTAAAAATTTCAAACAGGTTTACATACTTCTCAAGCCCGAGCAAGTCGATGAGAAACTTTTTTCGATTTGCATCGGTCGCTGTCAGAAAGTTTAAACTTGCGTTTGTATTCTGGTAGACAACCTGAGAGAATGTCTTGAAATCAATTCCAAGCACTTCCTGTATAGTTTTATAGGTATTGGTAGCCGTGTGACTACCAATGTCTTCCCCATTCTTTAGAAATTTTACTTTCAAAGAAGATTTTCTCTGAAGGTCAATTTCATACTCATCTTGTCCCTTTGAGAAAGAGATATAGATTGAGTATCCAGCGTTTAACTCTCGATTGGGAATATCTGCTTTTTTAATTCCTTTCGAGTTCTTGTTAAACAGCACTTCTTCGAGTATTAGAGGGATTGAAGACTTACCGACCCCGTTACTGCCCAGAATCTGAGTCAGTTTCGTGGAGGATAAATCAAGTTCATTGTCCTCTCCATACGAGAAACAATTACTCCACTTCAAGGTTTTTAGCGTAATCATTAAATATTCCTACTATGTCTGGTATTTTATCTTCATTTATTTCTAACACGTAGAGAAGGTACTCTACAAGCTCTTCTCCAATGGTTAATTCTTTATCGAGAACTAGCGTAGCCTCAGAACTTCGTCTCACTACTTTCTTATCAAGAAGCTCTGTAGAGCTTACTTTCGCAAGATCGCCCAGATCCCCTTCGAGTTCGTAGATTACGTGATCATAAAGACCTGTAGTCATCTCGGAAGGGTCTGAGACGGTCTTACGGAGTAACTGTGGAAGTTCCAGCTTCTCCCAATGCCATTCCCAGTCCGCGTCTGTTATCATTAGCACTCCCGTTTCCACCTTTGACCGATGAAAACTCGTAGTCATAGGACTACCAGGATATACTATGTTTTTCTGGCAGTTGGAATGCGAGTGCAGATCCCCCGCAAACACTACTGGAAACCGGCTAAAGCGATCCAAATCGACCTCTGGAGTGACGTGAGGTGGAATTTCTCCACGAACGTGCGTAAATACTGGAAAATTCTTGTTTAGCATCTCTATCGAGTTTTTCTTGTGTAAATCACAATAAGGCAAAATGCTAAACCCTCTTTCGTCCTCGTATGCCTCATCAATTACGGTTACTTTAGGGTTAATAGAAGCTGTAACTTCCTTCAAAGCGGTAAAGAAGGTTTTATTCTTCTTCGTAGCTTCGTGATTACCGTCGTAAATCAGTGTTTCAATCTCACACTTCTTTACGAATGCAAAATATAATTCTAATTCCTCTATTGTTGGTACTCTGTCGAACAGGTCGCCGCCTATAATATGCACATCTGCATCTTCTTCCAGTAAATGAATCTGGTGAAAGAACGTATCATAGCGAGCACGCGCCCAGTTAATGGGCACGTTTTTCTGACCTAACTTAATATGCCAATCGGCAGAGAATAGAATATTCATTATGCAACGTCGAACTCGTCCTCAATGGATTCATCGGTGTTCTCGTCTGCACCAGCTCCACCAGCCATAATTCGCTCAAGAAGCTCCTTCTGTGCGTCGGGAGTGGGACGAGGAAGTAGTTCGTCAATAGGTGTTGCACTAGCCACAACTGCCTGCTCTTCGTCGGAGAGAGGACGAATACCTTTTTGGCACTTCAGAGTTTGAAGAGTGTATTCGACGTTGTAGACATTGGGACCATTCTTGGTGCGCTTGAAGTGGATATCCCAACCGTTTTCAAGGTCGGTGGGGTCGCCCAAGTCTTCAGCAGCTACAAGAATCTGGTCCATCAACTTCTTCTTGAGATTGAATACTTTTGCTTTGCCGTCGGTGGGGTCGATGCACTGTACAGAGTAGGACCAGCCACACTTGAGGTCGGGATAATACTCACGAACCCAGTCTTTTTCAACATTTACAAAAGCTTCTTTTTGTCGGTCAAAAGATAAACACTCCATTGGAATGTTTTTATCATTCTCACCTTTTACCCAATAGATATAACGGGGCAACAAATCGCCAAAAAGACGAACACAGTTATCGCCGTTCTTATAAGTGTATTGCTCAAGAGACGACTTTTTAGCGCCGCCAGCAGAAGAAGTAAATTTAATACCCATAGTTTTTTCCTTTTTAGTGCGTGACTTCTTCCCAGCAGAAGAATATTTCATCATCCACTCGGGTAAGTAGCCTGTGGTTGTCAATAAGTTCTGTCCTAACTGGCGAGAGTGCCAAATTAAGACTAGTCTTTCCTGTGGCTTGATATTCAGCATAGCTGCGAAAACTAGCGAGTGCCACATACTGCGCTAGTTCAGTATCTCCGAACTTGCTTCGGTTAGTTATGATTTTTTCTGGGTGCAGAAGGAAGCTATCGCCGGTCCAGTCAACCTGAGTCCAGCGATTAATGCTGTCCCACCGATTTCTCGGCAGATGTGGAAATGTTAGATATGCGATTAAACTAACGATGTCAGAGGAAGAACCCTCCAACTTTCGATACATTCTCGCCCAGTTATAAAAAATCACTATAATTCTCGAAGTCAAGGAGTATATTATACAGGAAACATCTTCCTTTGTCAAGGATTATTTTTCTCACATGTCTTTAAAGAATACATTATACTTCTGTTGTAGGTAGTGTCCTAAGCGTAATTTTGCTTGCTTTTCAGCAGTCTTGCCTTTTAGATTTATGTCTACAACTACAGGGTCTTGTTTTCCTGGATGTTCACGGATT